CAAGCCCGCCGCCTTACCCCAATAGAGTGCGAAAGATTGCAGGGGTTTCCGGATGGTTACACCAACATCCCCTGGCGTAAGAAACCGGAAGCACCTGATGGCCCACGATATAAAGCTCTCGGGAACTCGATGGCCGTGCCGGTTATGCGGTGGATAGGAGAGAGAATCCAAATGGTAGACGAAATATGACCGCCCCACGCATAATCAACAACCATATCGTCCTCCCAGTCCAAGGAACCGGCCAGCTCCGAGCCTTGTTCCCGTGGCTCAAGGAGACGAACATTGGGGAGCAGACATTCGCCGCGGTTCCGTTCACCCTGGAGGCGGCCAGGATATTCAACAACCTGGGGGTCAAGACACCGTCTCCTATCCGCTCACTGTACGAGTGGCCCGGGAGGTACAAGCCGAGGTGGTATCAAACCGACACCGCTGAGTTCTTCACCCTCAACACCCGGGCGCACTGCCACTCGGCGCCTCGTACTGGCAAGACACTCAGCGCACTGTGGGCGGCGGACTACCTGCGGCAGGCAGGGATGATCAAGCGCACCCTGATCGTGGCCCCACTGTCTACCTTGTGGGATGTGTGGGAGACAAACATCTTCGAGTCGTTCCCGCTGCGCACGTTCTGCGTTCTGCATGGGTCGAAGAAGAAACGCCTTGAGTTGCTGGCACAGCCGCATGATTTTTATATCATCAACCACCACGGCGTGCAGATGATAGAGCAGGAGCTGGCAGCCCGTCCGGACATCGACCTCATTGTGATAGATGAAGTGGCCACGCTCAGGAATCCGAAAGCGAAAACAATCTTCAAGCCGATGAACAATGTGCTGAACCACCAAGGTATTGTCCGCGCATGCTGGGGCCTGACCGGCACCCCGACGCCCAACGATCCTACTGATGCGTTCGGACAGTGCAAGCTGATCACCCCAGAGAATTATCGCGGGCACTTCACCAGCTTCAAGAACGAGACGATGATGCAACTCGGGCAGTTCAAGTGGGTGCCTCGCAAAGGATCTGCCGAGAGCGTGGCCAGGATATTGAAACCGTCCATTCGCTTCGAGCGGTCGGTCTGCACAGACATGGAGCCATGCTTCATCGAACGCAGGGCGCAGTTGAGTGAGGAACAGACCAAGGCGTACAAGCAGCTCATCCAACTGGCCATGACCGAGGTGCGCGGGTCTACTGTAACGGCAGTCAACGCTGCGGTATTACTCAGTAAATTAGTCCAAACCGCGTGCGGCTGCGTGATCGATGCGTCAGGCAATGTAGTGCGGATGGACTACGGCCCCCGCCTTGCAGTCCTTGAGGAGCTGATCGAGGAGAACAACGAGAAGGTGCTGGTATTCGTCCCGTTCACCGGTGTACTCGACGCCCTGGCAGTGGAGCTGCGCAAGCGTTGGACCGTGGCCATAGTCGATGGCGGAGTGTCGGCCGGCAAGCGCACCCAGATATTCAGAGACTTCAGATCGAACAAAGACCCTCATATAATTTTGGCCCACCCTGGTACCATGGCCCACGGCCTCGACCTGACGGCCGCCTCACTGTCCATCTGGTACGCCCCGTACTGGCGCCCTGAGTATTACCAGCAGGCGAACGCCCGCACCGACGGGAGCAGACAGACGGCCAAGATCGACATCGCTCACATCTACGCAACTGCCGAGGAGCGCAGGATCTACTCGGTGTTGAAGGAGAAGGGAAGGCTTCAGGATGTGGTTTTGGCTTTGGCCAACAATAAAATGTAACCCGAGCAACAAAAATACATTGACAACTTCTTTAGATGTTGATACGCTAGTCACAAATAAGGATATCGCCATGACAATAACAGTTGAGCAGGTCATTGAGAAGTACATCGAAACCCGGGATGCCATCGAGGCGGAGAAGAAGTTGTTCGACGCAAAGGTCGCAGACCTCAAAGCTCTCCAAGAGAACAGAGAGAAGTGGTTGATGGGTGCCCTCGATAAGATGGGAGCAACCAGCATGAAGGCGCCGCACGGCACTGTGTTCATCGACTGGAAGGACAGCGCAGTTGTGGCTGATGCCGGGACGTTCCTTGCATGGGTACATGAGGACTGGGACGAGCGCAATACCTTCCTCGAAAACCGGGTCAGCAAGACAGCAGTGAAACAAAGACTGGAGGACGGGCAGACTCCGCCTCCTGGCATAAATTATACGAAGGTCAAGGACGTCAAAGTCCGCCGCGCATAAAAACAAACCGCCCTCGACGGGCACAACAACAAAGGAGAACATACAATGACACAATTAAAACTGGCAGAGGCCCTGCTCCGGAGGAAGGAACTTCAGGGGAAAGTGGATGTCCTGAAGCAGATCAAAGACAAGGACTTGTTTGAGGTCCGGGCTAAACGGACGAATGTGACCGAGAGCATCGATGACATAGTAGCCCAGGTGCCGAAGCTGGACGCTGCGCAGGTTACGGCAGAGTTCGACTTTTACGCTCGGCAACTCAGGCTGGTGGACGCCGCCATCCAACAGGCGAACTGGACAACTGTGGTTGAGGTCGGTGATACCGTAATGGGCGATTACCGAAAATAATATTTTGCTGGGGCGGGCGTAGCACGAAAGGCTGGCACCGTGCCTTGAACGGTAGAGGTTGGCCAACCTCGTTGCACTAACGGTTTAAGAAACCGAAATCGGGTCGCGCCGGATGACAATAAAGCCGGGTAATTCCGAATATAAGAACCACTCACCACTCATATCTGACTGACCGAGTATGAGAACACCCGATGGCCGAATAATAGAAGCCCGATTAACCGTCGTGCTGACGCCCTAGCTTTTAACTTTCTACTTTAAGGAGCAACACCATGAGTAACGATTTGATGATCCCCGAAGCATCCTCAGTACCTGCATACCTGCGGAACCCTGAGCTGGCCCGCAAGGCCAACGAAGAAGCCGCCAGCGGTATCTCCACCGGCTACCCGGCGCGAGTAAAGCTGTCCAACGGCAAGTTCGCCATGGTCAACGGGGCTGGTGAAGAGTCCATGTTCCCTGCTTCCAAGCTGGTTATTGGTCCTGATGAGAACCAATATCTGCCGATCATTGTTATTCGGGCAAAGCGGAGTCTGTCCAAGTCGTGGTATGTCAAGCCTTGGGACCCAACTTCCGATGTAACGACACCTCCGGATTGTTTCTCTGAGGACTCCGAGCGCCCAGACGCCACAGCTACATCCCCACAGTCCGACACCTGCGCAGCCTGCCCGCATAACGCTTTCGGGTCAGGCAAAAACCAGGCTGGGGAGGCCACAAAAGGCAAAGCCTGTGCTGACACCAAGATCCTGGCAGCGCATGTCCCGGGTTTCGGGGTTCACAGTTTCAAGGTCCCCGCTGGTTCGCTCAAGAACTTCGGAATCTATGTCAAGCAGCTCAGTGCCAATGGTATCCCGCTCGGCACGGTCAAGACCTTGGTCGGTTTCGACCCAACCGTCACCACCTCGATCCTGGTGTTCAAGTTCGGCGGCTACCTGCCCGAGAACCTGATCCCGAAACTCGCTGAGATGTCAGAGTCAATCGAGGTACGTGAGATCGTGGAGGCAAGAACCGCCCCGGCTGTGGCAAAGCAGGTCGCCGCTCCTGGGCAGGTTAAAGAAACACTGGCAGTAAAGTATGCCATTGACGTACAGCAGCCGGTTGTTGCCGAGCTGGTTGGGGACGACATGGGCCTGGGTCTGAACACTCCGCCTCCTGCAAAAGTCACCAAGCCTCGTACCACGAAGCCCAAGGAAACTCCGGCTCCTGTGCAGCAGGCATTGGCCGGCGCCGATGAGATCAGCGACGAGCAGTTGATGAAGGAACTCGGCCTGTAATTTGAGAGCACAGCAGACGTGATGAGTATGCTAAATACCTGGATAACGAATCTATAACAGGAGCGCCCAGGGCGAAGGAAAGTCGCTAACTAAACCTGACAGCCGGGAACAGACCGGCTTTACTATAACAACAAGGAGCAACACCATGAGCAAGCAAGATCTGATGGCCGCAGTAGAGAAGTTCAACGAAAAACATAATTTCGCCGTTGGACAGATTGTGGAGTGGAAGCCTAAAATGCGCCACAAGAAAATCCCCGGCCCCTTTGTTGTGATGGAGGTGTTGGACCCTCCTGTTTTTGACCAGACTGTAGGTGCCGGAACACCGTACTTCCGCGAGCACCTCGACGTTGTCCTTGGGGTCGTTGACGAAGACGTCGACTTTGTGACTTACCACTTTGACTCCCGCCGGTTCCAGCCCGCGGGTTAACTTAAACCGCCCCGAAGGGCGGTTGCCCAAGCCCGGAGAGATATAAAGCTGGAATAGCCCCTGGCCAATAACAAGGTTGCTCGCCGGGCTTGGCCAACCGACCAGATAAAAAGGAGAAAACCGATGAACAAGTTTGCAGCAGAGCAAGTGAAAAGATCAGCGGAAAGAGTAAAGGCGTGCGTGCTCGGGAAAGTCTCTGCCGACATCGCGGCGCGGTTGCCTGAGAAGCCAGAGCCTCTTGACAACTGGGATAAGTACAAGCTGATCCTGTCCGGAAAAGCCGCAATCAAAAAAGACATGCGGAGGAAAGAGTTCTTCAGCAAGTACGATAACAAATCACCAGACCTTGTTTCTTCATACACATACCCAGTGTCGAAGGAGCAGAAAGCCTACGACGCAGCGGTAAAAGCCGTTGGCCAGGAACAGGCCGACAGAGAGCTTGCCGTAGAACTTGCGTTCAACCGCGTGGCTGACGAGCGAATCATGGAGCAGCTCACTACTGCTGAATTTTTAGACCTGATCGACAAGATGGCCCAGCAAGACTGGTAATTCAACCCGCCCTTCGGGGCGGCTCCTCAAGGGCAGCACATCCGCTGTCTTTGCGCAACCGCCCAGATAAAAAGGAGCCTTATGAACACCTACGAAGCAAAAGTGAAATATATCTTTGAAGCCCTGGAAAAAGCAGACGTCACCATGACCGACTTCACCCGACTCACCCGCATCAGCCGGGAGTCTTTGTACCGGTGGAAGAACGGGTCGCCTGTCAAGGATATGTTGCGCCTTGATCTCGCCTATACCTACGCAAAGCGCATGGAGGCAGCGTGTCGGGCCGAGCGACTCCCTCTCACCAGCAAACTCAAAGCACCGCAGCGTCTTGTGGTTCTGAGGAAAATCATTGCAGAAATGTCCACGAAGTAGTTAATCTGTAACTTTCTAAAACTACTCCGTGGAGGGCCGGCCTTGTGTTCCTAGAAAAAATCCTTCCTACGGAAGGGCTGTATTGCGTAGCCATGCTCCTCCCTTCGGGAGGTTTCAGGCATTTCTTCCATGAACAATTACCAGCAGCGCAGGCGCAGATCAACGTCCTGAACGACGCAGGCAACACCGTCTACATAGCCCAGGCCACGTTCACTCCGAGCAAAATAGCCGAGGCCAAGGCGCACAACGCCACACTGCCGTACCCTCCCCCGGCCGGCAGTAAAATGAAACTGCGCAGCCAAGATAATACCTGGCTGATGAAGAACTTTTTCCTTGACATAGACTGCGGGGAGAAGTGGCCGCTCAAGAACCAACAAGAGGG